CGACCTGCCCCGTGTCCCCGACCCCGCTGCCCCGCTGCCCTACATCGCGCTGTATCGCGCTGAGACCATGATCAACTGGGATGACGGCTCCAAGCAGGAGCTCGACAAGCCCGTGCTCAACCTGGTGGTGCTCGACGAGAGCGAGTTCACCCGCAAGGCGGACTTCGAGTGGGAGCACAAGGAGCAGTACCGGGTGCTGCTGCTCGGAGACCCGCTGGCGAACGAGGCAGGCGGCATCTACCGTCAGGGCCTGTTCCGGGACGACGACACCCTGACCTTCAACGAGGCCACGCTGATCACGCCCTCGGTGCGCGGCCGGACGCTCGACCGCATCCCGTTCGAGTTCATCAACACCAAGGACACGGTCACTGCACCGGACGACCCGCCCCTCCTGGGCCTCGCCCGCCTGTGCTATGCAATCTACCGGGGTGAGGCGGACTACCGCCAGAACCTGTTCATGCAAGGCCAGGACACGCTGGTGCGCATCGGCTTCGTCGATGACGACAACGAGCAACGCACCGGGGCTGGGGCCATCATCGACGTGCCGGTGGGCGGTGACGCCAAGTACATCGGGGTCAGCGCCACCGGCCTCCCGGAGCAGGGCAAGGCGATCGAGAACGACAAGGCCGAAGCTGCCCAGGTGGCCGGGCGGCTGGCGTCGGCCAAGTCCAAGCAGATCGAGAGCGGTGACGCCCTCCAGACCCGCGTGGCGGCCGCCGTGGCCAGCCTCACCACGATCGCACTCGCCTCGGCCATGGGCCTGGAGCGCCTGCTCAAGACCGCTGCGGTCTGGGTGGGTGCCAACCCCGACGAGGTCAAGGTCACGCCGAACCTGGAGTTCGCCGACAGCGCCTTCGACACCAAGTCGCTGGTCGAGCTCATGACCGCCAAGAACCTGGGTGCGCCCATCAGCCGCAAGAGCGTCCATGAGCTCATGCAGGACCGGGGCCTCACCCAGATGGAGTACGATGACGAGATTGGCGAGATCGAGAGCGAGGAGCCGCTGTCCGGCTCCAGCCAGGCCAATGCCGAAGCCGCGCTCGATCTGGAGCAGCAGGGCATGGACCAGAACCGCCAGCAGCAGGAAGACGATGAGGACGATGACGCCCCGCCCGGAACACCACCGGCCGGGGGCCAGGGGCGGTGAGCCATGAGCGCAGCCGCGACGTCCACCACTTCATCCCACGAGCTCCCCGACCTGGTCGCTATCAACCTCAGCCAACGGGTGGGGATGTGGAGCGACGGGTCGACGAGCCCGTTGACGCTGCACGACGAGGATGGGGACGAGGTTGATGAGCCCGCCGACGCGGTGTTCGTGACGACCCCAACCCCCGATGGCAAATGGGCAGCGGCCCAGGTGGTCGACTTCGACCCCAACCGAACGGTGCACTGATGGCGACGGTCAATGAGGAGCTCTTCGACGCCCTAGTGCGGCATCAAATCTACTTGCTCCGCATGAGCGGGTCGATCCGCAACCGCGTGTACCAGCTGCTCGACGCCACTGAGGCGGACATCGCCGACAAGATCAGGTCCCGCCTCCTGGGCAATACGGGCCTGGACACCCCTGCCTCTGTGCGCCGCATGGAGGCCTTGCTGGCTGCCATCCGCAAGACCCGCCTCACCGCCTGGAACCAGGTGACCGAGGCGTGGCTGGAGGACATTCAGGACCTGGCGACCAGCGAGCCGGTGCTCATGGCAGGCATCACCCGCACGGTGGCCCCGGTGATCCTGGACCTGGTGCTGCCGAGCCCGGCCCTGCTCAAGAGCATCGCCAAGACCAGCCCGTTCGAGGGCCGCACCCTCAAACAGTGGGCGAGCTCGATCGCCGCTGAGGACCTGCGTCGGATCGAGAACGCGGTGCGAGTAGGCATGGTCCAGGGTGAGAGCTCGGCCGAGATTGCGCGCCGCGTCGTCGGTTCGGCCTCCCTGAGGGGCGTGGACGGGGTCACCCAGATCACCCGCCGCCAGGCTGAGGCCATCACCCGCACGGCGGTCAACCACATCAGCAACGAGGCACGGCGCGAGTTCATCCACGCCAATGCGGACCTGTTCGATGAGGAGCAATTCGTTGCCACCCTCGACAGCCGCACGACCCCGGTCTGCAGGGCCAATGACGGCAAGCGGTTCGAGGTGGGCAAGGGCCCACGTCCCCCGCTGCACTTCAACTGCCGCTCGCTGCGCGTCCCGGTCATCGACGGTGACGCCCTGGGCATGCGCCCGGCCAAGCCTGTGACCGAGCAGCAGCTGCTCCGGGAGTTCAGTGAGAAGAACGGCTTCCCCGCGCCGAAGAAGCGCGCAGACCTGCCCCATGGCACCAAGACGCAGTACGACCAGTTCGCTCGTGGCCGCATCCGTGAGCTTACCGGCCGTGTTCCCGCGAAGACCACCTACCAGACCTGGCTGGAGCGCCAGCCCGCCAGCTTCCAGGACGATGTGCTCGGCAAGACCCGCGCGCGGCTGTTCCGCCAAGGTGGGCTCAAGCTCGACCGCTTCGTGAACCGCGCCGGGGACGAGATACCGTTGAGCCAGCTGGCCAAGAGCCATGGCGATGCGTTCAGGGCTGCTGGGCTCGATCCGGAGGACTTTTTCTGAGATAGAGAGTTGTCTTTTGTTTCTCGTTGAGAGATAGCTCGGCTCCAGAAAAGGAGACGACACATGGCAAACCCGCTTTCCCTCAAGTTTCTCTCAGTGCGAATGGCAGTCCGCCAAGACCGCAAGACCCTTGGCTGGCGCGTTGAGCTCAGCTTCACCCCCGGCATGGACGAGCTCTGGGAGAGCATTCAGCACTTCGCCCTGTTCGAGTGCAAGGATGAGGCCGAGGCCCTGCAGGCGCGTATTCGCAAGGCGGGTCAGTTGGACCTGGACTATTGGCTGTGGAGCCCTTCGCGGTGCACCCCGTTTGGGCAGCTGCAGGAAGCTCCCACGGCCAAGAACGAGACCACCCCGCGCCCTCGCACTCGCTTCTGATTGCTTCCCTCCCCTCGACCAGGCCAGGTCGAGGGGAGCATCCCAGAAAAGGAACATCCTGCATGCTCACCCGTCCCACCGAACCACTGCGCGTCCTGGTCGCCTGCGAGTACAGCGGCACTGTCCGCCGCGCCTTCGACGCCTTGGGCCATGACGTCTGGTCCTGTGACCTGCTTCCGGCCGACGATCGCTCCAACCGTCACATCGTCGGTGATGTGCGGGACATGCTCGATTGGGGCTGGGACCTGCTCATGGTCGCCCACCCGCCCTGCACCCGGCTCTGCAACAGCGGGGTCCGCTGGTTGACCGAGCCCCCGACCAAGCTCAACCCGGCCCACCACACGCTGGCTGAGATCGCAGAGTACGAGCTCATGAACCGTGATCAGCGGCTCGCCTTCATGTGGCGCAAGCTGGACGAGGGTGCGGCCTTGTTCAGCGACTGCTGGAATGCGCCGATCGAGCGTGTGGCGATCGAAAACCCGGTGATGCACCAGCATGCCAAGGACCGGATCGTCGGCTACCAGGAGTTCGCCCAGAGCGTTCAGCCCTGGCAGTTCGGCACCTGGGAGAAGAAGCGGACCTGCTTCTGGCTTCGCGGTCTGGACCCGCTCGTGCCGACCTACCGCACCCTGGACGAGGCGCGCGCTGGCCTGGGCCTCCCGGCCGACGCAGAGCCTGAGGCACGGGTGTTCAATATGACCCCCGGCCCTCAGCGCAGTCACGAGCGCAGCCGGTTCTTCCCCGGAGTGGCTCAGGCCATGGCCGAGCAGTGGGGCGGCCAGGCGCTGCAGGCCCTCGCTGCCTAAACCGATTGCCTGAGTGCCCTCCCCTTGGGCATCCAGGCTGCACGGCCGTAATTCGGCCCGCTGATGGATGTACAGGACGCGGGGGCAGTACCCGCCACCTCCACCACCGGCCCTGGAGTGGGTGGTCCGGATGGACCGCCGGATGGCCTTTCCCCGGAAGGGGCCCTGGCAAGGGAGGCCCGCTCCAGGGTCGATGACGGGGGTGAACCAGGATCGACTGCACAGGCTGAGGTAGGGACGCGGCTCGGATTGGCCCACCGTGACGGGACAGCTGACTAAATGTCAACGACAACGAGCCGGTAACGGCACTTCGCCTCGCAGCCTAAGGCTGCTTGGCACGGGGACGGGGCACCTAGGAACAGAACGCCCCACGAGTTACAAAGCCGGTGGCACGAGCCGTCGGGTCGCAGCTTTCCGTTGGCACGGGAGCTCGAAGGGCTCTCAGGGAAACCTGGGGGCCCTTCTTTCACGCTTGCCTCCCCTGGGCTTGTCGACCATGTTCTCGCCTGCTCCTGGGATGGCCCAGGGGACTACGGCATGGGCCGAGAATACGAAAGGAATTGAGACATGGGTCTCAAAGTAATGCACGACACCGTCGACGAGATCGACGAGGCATTCCGCCCCCTCTACACCGAAAAGGACGGCAAGTACGTTCTCACTGGCGTCGAAGGCATCAAGACGCAGGCGGACATCGACCGACTGAACGGCGCGCTCACCAAGGAGCGCAACGACCACAAGGCGGCCAAGGATCGCCTGGCGCTGTTCAACGACCTGGACCCCGAAGAGGTCCATGCCAAGCTCGACAAGTACCCGGAGCTCGAAGCGGCTGCCGAGGGCAAGCTCGACGAGGACAAGATTACCGAGCTCGCTGACAAGCGGCTCCGCACGGCCCTTGGCCCGGTCGAGCGCGAGCGCGACCAGCTGAAGACCAAGCTGGAGACCACGACCGCCCAGGTCGAAGAGCTCCAGGGCGTTCTGCGCAGCCGGGACATCAAGGACAACGTCATGGCCGCCGCCCTCAAGGGCAAGGTCATCGAGACCGCCGTCGACGACGTGCTCATGCTCGCAGACCGCGTGTTCGAGGTCGGCGAAGACGGCTCGGTCACCACCAAGGACGGTGTGGGCGTGACCCCCGGCCTCAGCCCGGAGCAGTGGCTCACCGAAATGCAGCCCAAGCGGCCGCACTGGTGGCCTGCGAGCGAAGGCGGCGGCGCGAAGGGCGGCAACGGCGGCGGTGGAGGCTTCTCCAACAACCCGTGGTCGGCCGAGCACTGGAACATGACCGAGCAGGGTCGCATCATCAACCAGGACCGCCAGAAGGCTGACCAGATGGCCAAGGCCGCTGGCACCAGCATCGGCGGCCCGAAGCCCGCTCCGAAGAAGGCGTAGTCAAAGGGACTTGCGCGTCTTCTCGGACGAGATTATGAACGCTGATCAAAGACGGGTCCGTTGGTCCATGGGGCACTGACAAACCGTCTCCCAAGGAGGCCGACCATGGGGCTCGGCTCCGATTTAACAGATCGAAGCTGAACCCAGAAGGAGCCTACCATGGCCGACGGACCCATCACTCAGATCGCGGACGTTGTCGTCCCCGAAATCTTCACCCCCTACGTCCAGCAGCAGACCGAGCAGAAGGCTCGTCTGATCCAGTCGGGCGCGATGGTCCGTGACCCGGCCATCGACCAGCTGCTCGCTGGTGGTGGTCTCACCTTCAACGTGCCGTCGTGGCGTGACCTCGACGACGACGAAGAGCGCACGTCGACCGACAGCATCCCGGCCGAATACACGAGCGGCGTTGCCGACCCCGATCCGCACAAGATCGAGAGCGACACCGAAATCGCCGTGCGCCTCAGCCGCAACAACAGCTGGTCGACCGCCGACCTTGCCGCCACCCTGGCTGGCTCGGACCCGGCCGGTGCCATCGGCGATCGCGTGGCCTACTACTGGACCCGCCGCCTGCAGGCTGCCTTCGTGGCGACCATGAAGGGCATCTTCGCCGACAACGACGCGGCCCCGGCTGGGACCGAGCACGTCCAGGGCGACCTGACCAACGACATCAGCGGCGTGTCCTACAGCGCCGGGGTGACCGACTTCTCGGCCGAAGCATTCCTGGACGCTGCGCTCACCATGGGTGACAGCCAGGAAGGCCTCACCATGCTGATGGTCCACTCGGTGGTCTACAACCGGATGCAGAAGAACAACCTGATCGACTTCATCCCCGACGCCCGTGGCGAGGTCATGATCCCGACCTTCCTGGGGCGCGAGGTGATCGTCGACGACGGTGTGCCCGCTTCTGGCGGTGTGTACCAGACCTGGCTGTTCGGCCCCGGTGCGGTACGCCTTGGCGTCGGTTCGCCGAAAATCCCGACCGAAATCCACCGCCTCCCCGGCGCTGGCAACGGCGGCGGTGCCGAGACGCTCTACAACCGCGTCGAATGGTCGCTCCACCCGGTCGGCCACAAGTATGCTGGCACGGCCCCGAACGGCGGCCCGACCAACGCTGCGACCAGCAACAACCTGGCGGACGCGGGCTCGTTCCAGCGCGTGTTCCCGGAGCGGAAGCAGATCAAGATCGCGCGGCTCATCACCCGCGAAGCGTAATAGGAGCGGGGCGGCTTCGGCCGCCCCCTCTTACATGAGCGACGGTGCGCCGCCCCTCTTGTAAGAGCACTCGAAAGGAGACCACCCATGAAGGGTTTGCAGCGTTCCCTCTCCCGTGGCCCGAAGGCCACCAAGGACGTCAACGTCGCCCGGCTCGTGGTCGACGAGAGCCTCTCGTTTACCGGCGTGACCGACACGGCGCAGTTCGCCACCAAGGCGCTTGCCGCCCTTCCCGAGGGCAACGTGCTGCTCCTGGGCGCGGTCGCCAACCTGACCTTCACGGGCCCGACTTCGGCGAACCTCACCAACGACTTCGAGGGTGACATTGCCCTGGGCACGGCTCCGACCGCCGACACCACGCTCAATGGTGCAGAGGTCAACCTCATCGCTTCAACGGCCATCCCGGCCGCCACGGCTGAGGTTTCGACCGTGCGCGCCACCAATGCGACGCAGGCCATCATCGACAATACCGACGGGTCTGGCGAGATCAACCTGAACGTGACGCTCGATGCGAATGAGGTCAGCAATGGCCAGACCGTCGCCATCGCCGTCACCGGCACGGTCGACATCGCCTACATCGTGCTCGGCGACGACTAATCAGGAGCGAGGAGCATCGCATGAGCGACAAGAACGCAGCTATCGTCAAGGCCCTGCAGCAGCTGGACCCCAAGAACGACGACCACTGGACCAACGACGGCCTGCCCCGGCTGGACGCCATCAAGGGCGTATCCGGCCTCAAGCGCGAAGACGTGACGGCCGCCGCCCCGCACTTCACCAAGGACAACCCGGTCTTCGAAGCGCCGAAGGCCGATGGTGGTGAGAGCACCAGCGGTCAGGGTGCCGATGCGGCTCCGACGCCCCAGGCGGACGAGCAGCAGGGCGACCAGGACGAGCAGGCCCAGGACGACGAAGCCGGTGACGGCGACGACGAGCAGGGCGCTGGCGACGACGAAGAGGGCGACCAGGCCGAAGAGCAGGACGACGAGCTCGAAGAGCTCCCGGCTGAGCTCGACGAGGCCGAGGCTGCCGTTCTGGAGGCCAAGGCCAAGCTGGCCGAAGCCCAAGAGCAGCAGGCTGCTGCCCAGAAGGTGGTCAACGAGGCCCAGGCCAAGCACGACCGTCTGGTCGAAATCCGCGACAGCCAGCGCCGTCCGCACCAGGACATGGAAGACCGCATGGCGTTCATCAAGCGCCAGGCGCAGATGCGTGCCGAGCGCGCGGGTGCCAGCGCGGAAATCCTCAAGGGCCTGAACGTCGACAAGCTCGACCCGCGTTCGCCGCTCGACCGCTCGATGGCCCGCAAGACGGGCTTCGGCCACCGGCCGCGTCCACAGGTCCCGCTCAAGTCGCAGCAGGGCGAGTAAGCCAATGGCCCGGCTCGCCACCCTTGGTGGAGCGGTGGCCGGGCGGCTCCAGGCCTCGCTGTTCCACGCACGAGCCCAGCGGCGCAGCCGCGTCGCTGGAGCTCCTGCCAACACCTCAGCGCCGTCGATCAGCGGCACCGCGACGGTGGGCCAGACCCTCACCGTCGACGAGGGCTCCTGGTCCAACAGCCCGACCGCCTACCGCTACGTGTGGCGTCGCGACGGGGCCATCATCAGCGGCGCGGACGCAGCCACCTACGACCTTGTTGCTGAGGACGAGGGCGCTTCCATCAACTGCACCGTGATTGCGGTGAACGGCAACGGCTCCCAGGGTGCCACCGCTGACGCGGTCGGCCCGGTGGCCGGGGCATAGGAGGCGTACATGGCATTCACCGTTGAGGACGGCACCGGGGTCGAAGACGCCAACGCCTACATCACTGTGGCGTTCGCCGACGACTACTTCACGGATCGCGGGGTGACCGGCTGGACCGGCAACGACGCGGTGAAGCAGGCTGCCATCATCAAGGCCACCGACTACATCGAGACCCGGTGGGGCGACCGCTTCAAGGGTCAGCCCGAATTCCTCGACCCGCGCCAGCCCCTGGGCTTCCCACGCTCGTACCTCTACGACCGTGCTGGCCAGCTGGTCGAAGGCATCCCGGACAACCTCAAGAAGGCCACTGCCGAGTACGCCTTGCGCGCGCTCAGCGGTGAGCTCATGCCTGACCCGTCGGTCGACGCCAGCGGCGCAATGGTCAGTGGGGTCCGCCAGAAGGTCGGGCCCATCGAGACCGAAACCACCTTCGCTGCCTCCATGGGGGTCCGCTCACTCAAGCCCTACCCCGCCGCCGACCGGCTGCTGAGCCAGTACGTGACCGGGGGCGGGGCCCGCGCGGTGCGCTGATGGCAGGCATCGACTACGCAGCGGTAGCCGCCACGGCGCGCGCTCTTGTGGAGGCCAACGGCCGCCAGGTCACGCTGCGCCGGTTCAACACGACCGCCTCAGACGCAGGCAAGCCCTGGAGGGGCAATACCAACCCGGTGGCCGCTCCTGCCGCCTCTGCTACGCCCTACGGGGTGGCTGTGCCCCCTTCCAGCGCCACCTCCCTGGGCATGTCCACCCAGGACAACGACCTGGTCAAGCGGTCGGAGCAAATCTTCATCATCACCCCCGTCGGCGGGGAGACCGAAGACTATTCGACCATGAACGAGCTCGTGGACGGCACCGAGCCCTACCGCATTGTTGGGGTTGAGAAGCTACGCCCGGCTGACGTCACCCTCCTGTACTTCGTGGGAGTGGTGCGATGAGCCTGACTGTTCAGCAAGCCCGCGACGAGATGAGCGCCCTGTTCGCAGCGGCCTGGAGCCCGCGCGCGGTGCTGTGGGATGGCGTCGGCGGCAAGCCGCCCAGCGGCCGCTCCCCCTGGGCCCGGTTCACCATTCGCCATGCCGACGGCGGCTCAGCGGCCATCGGCAATCGCCGCTTCCGCCGTGAGGGAACGATCTTCATCCAGCTGTACGCTCCGGTAGGAGATGGCTTGTCCGCGCTGGACCCTCTGACTAAGATCGCCATGGACGCCTATGAAGGTCAGTCGACGGCAGGCGGCGCGTGGTTTCGCGACGTGCGCAGTCGAGAGATCGGTCCGGACGGCGACTGGTATCAGGTCAATGTTCTCGTGGACTTCGAGTACGACGAGATCAAGTAGGCGCTCAGGAGGTAGACAATGGCCCAGGTGAACAAGATCGACAGCAACATCACGGGGCTCCGCTATGCGGAAGAAGCCTCGCTGAAGACGCTTGGCGGCTCTCCCGTCTGGAAGGGCCTGGAGCCCAACAGCTACAACGACTTCGGCGGCAACCTGTCCAAGGTCGCGCGCAACCCCATCAACCCCAATCGCCAGCGCAAGAAGGGCGTGACGACCGACCTGGAAGCGGCGGGTGGCTTCAACAGCGACTTCACCCAGACCAACCTCCAGGAGCTCATGCAGGGCTTCATGTTCGCCGACTTCCGCGCCAAGGCCGAGAGCCTGGACATCCCGGCCGTCGATGGTACCAACGACGAATACGAGATCACCGTTACGACCGGCTTCTACGTCGGCAGCCTGGTGTTCGCCAGCGGCTTCACCAACAGCGAGAACAACGGTCTCAAGCTCGTCGACACGGTGACTGCCAGCACCTCGATCGCGGTAGCCGAAGACCTGGTGGTCGAAGCTGCGCCCCCGGCGACCAGCAAGCTCGTCGTGGTCGGCTTCGAGGGCGCGGCCGGTGATCTGGAGATCGACGCCAGCGGCGCGCTCCCGGCACTCACCTCCACCGTCAAGGACCTGACCGAGCTCGGCCTGGTCGAAGGCGAATGGGTGTTCATCGGCGGTGACAATGCCACCGAGCAGTTCACCAACGAGGAAAACAACGGCTGGAAGCGGGTCCGCTCGATCAGCGCCAACGCCATCACGTTCGACAAGAGCGACAGCAACATGGTGACCGAGACCGATGCGGGCGACGCCCTCACGATCCGCGTGTTCACCGGCCGCGCGCTCAAGAACGAGACCGGCTCGCTCATCAAGCGCCGCACCTACCAGCTGGAGCGCACCCTTGGTGCACCGGACGACAGCAACCCCTCCCAGGTGCAGTCGGAGTACCTGACCGGCGCGGTGCCGAACACGTTCACCATGAACATCCCGACCGCCGACAAGGTGACGGCCGACCTGGCCTTCGTGGCGCTCGACCACGAGACCCGTGACGCGGCCACCGGGGTCAAGAGCGGCACCCGTCCGGCCGTGGAAGAGGCCGACGCCTTCAACACGAGCTCCGACGTGACCCGGCTGCGCATGGCGCTGGTCGACGACACCGACGAGGCTCCGACCCCGCTGTTCGCCTTCGTGACCGAGCTCAGCGTGGCCATCAACAACAACGCATCGGCGGCCAAGGCGGTCGGTGTGCTGGGCGGCTTCGACATCATCGTCGGCACGTTCGAGGTGAGCGGCAACATCACCGCCTACTTCTCGAACGTCTCGGCCGTGGCGGCGGTGCGCAACAATTCCAACGTCACGCTGGACTTCGCGGCAGTGAAGAACAACGCGGGCTTCATCGTGGACCTGCCGCTCATCGCCCTGGGCGACGGCCGGGCCAACGTCGAGCAGGATCAGGCCATCACCCTCCCCGTGTCCATGGACGCGGCGACGGCGGCGGCCATCGACACCAACCTCGATTACACCATGATGCTCTGCTTCTTCGACTACCTGCCGGACCTGGCAGACGCCTAATCCCACGGGGGCTGGGTTGAGCCCCCACAACCCGTGTTGCTGAGGAGCTTCACCCATGTCCATGTACAAGCAG